ATTATGCGAAAGGATGATTTTGAAACAACAAATCCAAAGTTAGTATTTGAAGTAGAAGTTGAAAATGTACCTCCATATCTTTACCACGCTACTTACAAACCATTACTTAAAAAAATAAAAGAAGTAGGATTAGACACCTCATCCAGTAAAAAAGCATGGGAGGATTCAATTCCAGGATATGTTTATTTGGCTTTAGATCCTTATGTAGCAGAATCATATGCTGAAGAATCAGAAATGGTTCCTGAAAGTTGGTTAGACAATATCATCATATTAAAAGTTGATACTAATAAATTAGATAAATCTAAATTATTTATAGATCAAAACGTTCAAGATAATGAAGGAGATACTTTAGAATACAGAGGTGTTATTCCTTGGGAAGCTTTAAGTTTAGAAAACTTAAATGAAGTAGGCGAAGCAAATCTTAAACCATACAAATGGGAAGAAGTAGATGCCGAAGGTTATTGGGTTTATACTCGTTTTATAACAGACAGTGAAACCCAATATGATGTAGATATTAAATCAACAGTTTATTTTCCTGAAGGACAAATGGAATCTCGTCCTGCTTTAGAAATAGAATTCACAGCTAAACCTAAAGGTGCTGAAGGTTCCTCAGCTAAAATAGTAGTTAATAAAGGTGAGATGTATAGAGTAATGGCTACTATAGCAAATATAGTTAAAAAATATACTAAAAAAGCTAGAGCCGAAGCCATTATTTATTCTCCATCTAAAAAATCAAGTGAAGAAAGTTTTGGAACTCAAAGAGATAATTTATACAGAGCATTTATCTCTAAAGCATTTCCAGGAACAACATTTAGACAATCAGATGATAATATAACAGCTATTTTACCTAATAATGCTGCTTTAACATTAAATGAAGGTCGTTATGATTCTTTAACTAGAAATGTTGTTAGAGATATTATGGAGGATTGGAAATCTCAATTTGATGGTTCAAATGGTAAATTAGAGTTTAATGAAGATTATATCACAACTAACTCAAAAGGTCAACCAATTAAGTTTGAAGTATCAGCTGATTTAAGAGTTAAAGAAACCAAATCTGGATTATATAAAGTTGATGGTGGAGCTGACCCATTAAGAAAACCAACAGCTTATTTAGAAGTTAGATTTCAAGTTGACCCAAGAGACTTACCTCAAAAATGGGAAGACATTTATATGGATTTGATTGATGTTGTTAGACACGAGATAGAACACATGACTCAACAAGGTACTAACGTTATTGCCTCTAAAGAAATGGCTGATGATGAATTACTAAGAAACTTAATCAAGTTAAAATTCTTACCTAAATCAGATTACTATAAATTAGAACAAGAGGTAGATGCTATGCTTCAAGGTATGTACTTGAAAGCTAAAAAAACAAAAACACCTTTTATAGATGTAATTAATGATTATTTTGATAAAGCAAGAGTGGCCAAAAAAGACAGACCAGATATTTTAGACTTATGGAGAAAAAGAGCAAAAGTTTTATCTTTACCATTAAATGAAGATAAAGATCCATTTGGTTTAAATGAATATGCTAAACAATTTGTTGAAGAAGTTTTCAAAGAGGATTGGAATCCCAAAGAAGCTTTCTTATCTTTAGCTGTATTTATGAAAGACAATGGAATGAATATTACACCATTGCCTAAAATTAAGGTTATATCGGACGATAAAGAAAATGCGTCTCGTCTTTTGGGCAGAACAGCTTATTACGATCCAAATGAGAAATCAATTACTCTTTACACCTTTGGAAGGCACCCAAAAGACGTTTTACGCTCTTTCGCCCATGAAATGATTCACCATGAACAAAACTTAAATGGTGCGTTAGGAAATATTGGTACAACCAATACAAATGAAGATGGTGATTTAGATAAGATTGAAAGAGAAGCTTATGAAAAAGGTAATATAATGTTACGTAATTGGGAGGATAGTATAAAAAATGTATAAATTAAAATTAACAGATGTATATAAACAGCTTAGAGAAGAAGAACAAGCTGAAGAACCAAGATACAAAATCTATTGTGACATGGATGGCGTACTTTGTGACTTTGATAAGCGCTTTACTTCTTTAAACCCTGAACATCTTTCTCCAAGTCAATATAGTACTAAGTATGGTACAGAAAAGTTTTGGAACTTTATTGATGAAGAAAACGGTGTTAAGTTTTGGGTAGGTATTCCTTGGATGAAGGATGGTAAAGAATTATGGGATTTTATTGCCCCATTCAACCCAACATTACTATCCGCTCCTTCCAGACAAAATGAATCACGTTTAGGAAAACGTTTATGGGTTAAAAATAATATTCCAGGCACTAAATTAATTTTAGCGTCTGCTTCCAAAAAACAAAATTATTCTGGAAGAGATAAAATACTTATCGATGATCGTCCTGATAACATCGAACAATGGAGATCAAAAGGTGGTATAGGTATTTTACATACAAGTGCCGCTAACACAATTGAACAATTACAAAATATAGGATTATAATGGCAGAACCAATTACATACAAAAGATTAGTATTATCAGGAGATAAGGCTAAAGAAACAGCTAAAGAAGTTAAAGAAAAACTTGCTAAAGACTGGAAAAATGATTACCCTGATGCTAAATTAGACATTAAAGATGGTGTTGAAGGTAAAATAGTTATTGATGTTAAAACCAAAGATAGCTCAGCAGCAGCCATTGCCTCTAAAATTAAAGATGCTGCTACTCGTAACAAAGTAAAAGTAGTCTTAAAAGATAAACCAACTTTAAAAGCAGTTAAAGAATTAAAATTAACAAGCATCCTTAAGGATGTATTAAAATAAATGAAAAACAATTCAGTTTTAAAAAAAGAATTCAAACAGAAAGACGTCCAACGTCTCCGTAACTTGGTTCAAGGCAAGTATGGGGATAAGTCTACTGTAGGAATTGGTTATAGTAAACCTAAAGAATTTCATTCAGAAGGTGATATATGGGAAGAAGATGGTCGTACATGGACCATCAAAAATGGTTTAAAACAAAATATAACTAAATTAGATAAGGCAAAAGAAGGTATTGTATTACCTGTTTTTTGCCCTACTTGTTCTCGTACAATGAAACCTCACTTAGATAAAAGGTGGTATGTAATGTACGGACATTGTTTTGACTGCCAAATTAATTATGAGGCAGAATTAAGAAAAACAGGCAAATTAGAAGAAGTAGAAAAACAAGTTGTCAATGATCAGATTGACGGTATGACCAAAGACTTTGAACTTTGGTTTGAAGAAATGATTAACTCCAAAGGTCAATTTATCACTGAAATGGGTGATGTTGAAAAATGGGATGGTTCTGGTAAAGATCAATTATTAAAATATAAAGAAGAAGCACTAGAATACCTTAAAAAACAAAGAAAATAATGGAACTAATCACCATGTTAACTACAATCGCTGTAGCTTTAATTACAGCAGTATTTGGACCAATAGCTGTTGCTTGGGCTAAAAAGAAATTTGATTCATCCACACCAACCAATCCAGTTAATGAGGCAATTGAAATAAATACCTTAGTAGATGAACAACTTGAAATCATTTCAGATGAACTTGTTTGTGATAGAGTGTGGGCGGCACAATTCCATAACGGGGGTCATTTTTATCCTACAGGTAAATCAATTCAGAAATTTTCAATTTTCTATGAGAAGTTAGCCCCTGGTATAACTCCTCTTCAACAAAATTTTCAAAATGTTCCTGTATCATTGTTTCCAAAAGCAATGGCTGAACTTTATAGAAAAGGTGAAATAGCTGTCCCTGATAAAGATGGAGAAGATTATGGTTTAAAATCATTTGCTGATCCTTACGGTTCACAATCTTATTATTTAATTGCTTTACAGGACTTACATGATCGTTTTATTGGTGTTGTTTGTGTAGACTACTCTAGAGCTCATAAATTAACCAAGGAAGAATGGATATTTATACGACAGAAAGCAGGTGTAATAGGTACGCTGCTTGATGGATATTTAAACGCTAAAAAATAATATGAGAAAGTTCATAACAATGGCCCAAATGACCAGAGACGTAACTATAAATCAAGTTACTCCTGAACCTCAACCAGAAGTTAAAGCTGAAGAAACTCCTATTGAACAACCTAAAGAAGAAAAAATTACCCCTAAACCTGCCCCTAAGAAAAAAACAAATGGAAGATCTTAAAAAAATACAAGAATTCTTTTCTAAACCATTAAAAGAAGAAATAAATGAAGCTATGATGGGTGCTGAGGAAGCTATCCAGAAATTTTATGGAGATAAAATACAACCTGATACTTTAAAACTAGACTGGTCTTTACCAGGAGGTAAATACACTGCTAAGAATTTAAAAGGAGAAGATATCTATTTTGATATGGGACGTCACCATTTTAGAGTATTTAGAATTGAAGATTGGTACGACCATGTACAAAAAGTAAAAGGTATACCAATGGCTAGTTCAGAATATCAAGAACTAAAAGACGAATTTGATAGTAAAAAATTAGATTATGTTTTATTTGGACTACCTGGAAGACAACCTGAAATGGAAGAATCAGTAAACGAAATGGAATTTGGAGATCCAGTAGATGCTGTATTTAGAAAATACGCTGGAAAAACTATTGAAATGGATTTCGAAGATATGGAATCTGATTGGGCTAATCTTTTAAATGATTTAGAAGATTATTTCCCTGGAGATAAATTATCTGACTTTATGGATAGTGGAGAGGCTGATCTTTATTTAGATGATTATAACATTACTCTTATGGAACCAATTATGGACAAAGAGGTTGATTTAGATGTCTTAAAAAGAGCTAAAGCTAAAATGGACATTGATAAAATGAGATATGATGCTGGAATGCCTCCTATGGACTCAATTGCTAGCTTAAATGAAGATGAAGATATTGATACTGAATATAGAGCTATATTAGACAAATTTAAAGATATAATGAAGGGATTAGACGTTAAAGAAGCTGATGCCTTACAACAAAAATTAAAAGCCTATTTTGCTGGCTTAGACGAAAACATGAAAAAATCATTTACAGACTATACAAACCAAGAATTAGCCACCTACGTTAAAAACACTAAAGATAAAGAAGCAGCTAAAGAATTACATAAACGCTCTCAAGCACTTAAAAATTTATCTCGTACTGATAATTCTGGCGATGATGATAACGATGAATTCTTTGATGCTGCTAAATTACGTGCATTAAATAAAAAACATGCCTATAAAGCTAAAACTAAAAAACAAGCAGCTATACTTAATCCTGTAGATACAGAAATTGCTAGAGAAAAAGCAATGTTTGGTTTAGAAGAAAATAAACCAGTAGCTAATGTTAACAAACATATTAAAGCTATCCAAATTCAATTACAACAATTAGGTGTTAAATATGAAATGTCAGGTAACCCATATAAACCATTTAAAGCAGTTTACAAACCAGTAAACAAAGATGATAAATGGTATAAAAACTTTGACGATATTATATTCAGATATAATCTTGGAGGTGTTGTAAAGACATCAATGGATGAAGCTACAAAAGAGGAAGAAACAGAATTCCATACAAAATTAGATAAACTAGTTCACGATACCTTTGGTAAAAGAAAAGGTGAACTAGAAGAAGCTTTTGTTCCTTCAAACATTAAAGACTTTGCTAAAAGAAGAGGTGTTTCTCGTTTAGTGAACACAGTAGCAGGTTGGGCTGAAAAAGTAGGTGCTAGAATTACTGGCGGAACAGCAATTGGTAAAAATTACAATACCTTAATCCTCGATTTAGGTTACCAAACAGCCGATATCCGTATTAATGTTGAAGACGAAACAATTGAATTATACAATGAACCAATTTACAGCTTTGCTGACTTTAAACGTGTATTTATAGATGAGGTAACTCGTAATCAAATAGAACACGATGAAGAACAGTTACGTCGTGAAAGAGGTTTAGAAGAAATAAAACAACGAGTATTTAATAGATTAAAAAAATAACATATTTATAACATATATTTAACACAATGGCAAACTTTGACTATAGAAAAGCTGTAAAAGAAAATAAAGCTACCTTTCATACTTCATTGAATGAAGGTCAATTTTCTTGGATGACACAAGACACGGAACAACAAATTGGTTCAGAAAAAGAAAATACAATCCCTGTATACATGTTTGATAATAAAGGTAAATATTATTATGAAAAAGAGTATAGTGGATATGGTGAATTTGGTGGTAAAGACTACTACGATTTAGTAGCTGAAATGAATGGCTACACAAAAGATGATGCTTATGAATTGGGTGGTACTTTTAAAGAGTTAAGAGGTATTGGTATTAAATTAGCTTTTGGTGAACTAGAACCAAAAAATGGTGGACCAGTATTATTTCCTGCTTTAGTTGCTGAACCAAATACGTTTAATTATAAAACCCATGACTTTACTCAAGAAGCAGAAAATGACCCAGACCAATCTTGGTATACTCCTGAAGAAGAGGAAGATGATGATGATTATGGTTATTCTTGGGAAGACCAATATGGTGATGATGAGGAATATGATGATGAGGAAGAATTAGAAGAAGGTACAACAAATAAAATGAAAGTATCAGAATTCAAAGCCAAAATTAAAGAAATGATTTTATCTGAGATGAATCCAAAAGACGAACCAGATGAAATGGAAAGTGGTGCTTGGGATATGGCTATGAGAGAATCTGAAAAAATAAATGAAACAAACAATCCAAGAGTTTGGAAAATGTTTGATTTGATAAGAGACAATATGGATGATTCCCAATTCCTCCAAGAATTGATTTCCGCTATGGATACAGATGAAGCTATAGCTAATTTAGGGCACATTATCCAAATGTATGATTTAGAAGATTATAGTTCTCTAAGAGAAGCTGAAGACGAAGAAGAAGTAACAGACACTGAAGAAGTAGACGTAGACGTTGAAGAACCAACCCCATCAGATGATGGTGGTATTAGTGTATCTCAAAACGCTGATGCTGACTTAACTGGTGTTGAAAAAGAAGTTCAAGACAACTTAGAAGCAGCTATGGAAGCAGCTAAAAAGTTAGGTGATGAAAAATTACAAAAACAAATTGGTAACTCATTAACATTCTTTACCCGTCAACACGTTGTTAAAGAAGATTTAAATGAGTCTGTATTCCCAATGTTAAAGAAAATTTTAAAATAAAATATATGAACACACAAGAATTATTTGACAAAATTGACGCTTTATACGAAACGTTTAAAGCTGAACATGCTGGTAAATCTAAAGCTGCTCACGGACGTGCTCGTAAAGCATTAGGTGAGATCAAGAAAATGATTACCGAATATCGTCAAGCCTCAGTTGCTGAAGATAAAAAATAAAATAAAATAAAATGGATAACTTTGACTTAAAAAAATACCTTACAGAAGGTAGGCTATTTGAAGCCCAAAAAGGTGAACCTTTAAATGATAAAGGTTTATTGAACTTCCTTCAACAAAATATGGGTGAAGTTTTAAATCAAATCGAAGAAGAACCAACAGACACTGCAGATTTAAAATTTGAATTTGATGGTGATGGTGACCCTAGTATAACAATAGGCTATGCTACATACTCATTTAGAAGACCTGAACATATTGATCATATTGGCCCTATAGGTATGGAGCATATAAAGGATATTGAATCCGGATTTTTAACCCCTTTTGAAAGTGAAGATGGTAACGATCCTATGCCTATTAAAGTTGCAGGGAAAGATTTAATATATGTAAAATACATAACTCAATAAAATAAAATGCTCAACGAACGCGAACTTACCAAAGCCGAACTCAATAAAAGAGAAGAGGTTATTAAAGACCTTAAAAAACAAAAAAAGTCCTTAGTAAAACGTTATGGTAAGGACGCTGAAGCAGTTATGTATGGTCGTGCTACCAATATAGCAAAAAAACAAGCAGAAGCAATGAACAAAGAAAAACTTAGAGAATTAATTAAATCCTCTTTAACTAAAGAGGCTACTTTTACTGATAAGTATGATGATAATCCTAATTTAACAGGTAAACAAAAAAATCTACCTGATGAATTACAAAAAAGAATTATTGATAAAGTAAAAGAAAATATAGGCGCTAATGACTCAGCACTTCGCTTATTCAGAGCAGCTAGAGAAAAAATAGCAGCTAGAGAAAAGGAAGAAGAAAAACCTAAAAAATTTATTAATCCTAATTACGCAGCAGTTAAAAATGCTTCTAAAATTAAAGCTCTAAAAATACGCCGTGCTGAATTAATGCGTGATATGGAACAAGAAGCAGAACCTGAAGGTGGGCCAATCGCAAACAGATATGGTGGTATGCTTAATAAAATAGATGCCGCTATTGCTAAACTTTCAGGACAAGGTTCAGGAAATGAGTATATGTCTAAAGATGAAATTGAAAGACGAGCAGCAATGATAAAAGAAATGAGCGGAGATAAAATGGAAGCTCTTATGGAGTTACAAAACATCTTAGATGAACTTCAAACATTAGGAGACCAAGCCAGAGATATTATTGCTCAAAACTTCCCATCTTTCCTTAATAAAGGAGAAGCATATGGTGCTTTTGATTTGGGTTCTAGCTCAAACAGATACGATACCACATTAGCTTCAATTGTAGATGAAATTGAAGAATATGGTGACGAAGAAGAGGGTGATGAAGAAATGATGCAAGAAGATTTAGATATTGGACATACAGATAATGAACCACACATGCTTAAAGCTGACCTTTATCGTATTGGAAAATATGCTATGGAATTATACCAGATGGTAGACCAGTTTGAAGGTCCAGGTGAGGTTGATTTTCCTCATTGGTGGCAAGCAAAAATTATTAAAGCTAAAGAATGTTTAGTAGGTGCTAAACATTATCTTGATTTTGAGTTAAAAGAACCTCAAATTGATGCTATGGCAGACGTAGCTCAAGATATTAAAGCTATTGATGAAGGTAAAGATGAAGTATGTGAATCATGTGGTAAAGTACATGAAGGATCTTGTGGTTCATCACTCGCAGAAAGAATAGCTAAACAATTAAAATCTAAATAATGACTAGAGACGAACTAAGAGAAAAAATTAAAGTAGTTGTTAGGCAAATCCGTAAACCGGATTATTTAGCTGCTGACGATACTGTTTCCTTAGACGCCCCTAAATTTCCAGTTTTAGAAAAATTTCCAAGTTTAAAAGAAATAATTATTGATTTGTTAACAGATCAATATGAATTGTTTATAGTTGATATACAGTGGGTTGCTCCAAAACCAACAACATTTAGAATAATTTTAGGTAATGGAGAATATTTCTTCTTAATGTATACCCCTAGAAGTTGGGTAGCTACAGTTGAAGGTAAAAAATATTACTTAGCTAATATAGGAGAAGAAGAACAAGCTATTCAATCTATAGCAAGAATATTATCTTATGGTCAACAGACAGAAGCAACCGAGGCAACAGGTGAGGCAGGAGCCACCGAGACAGGTGAAGAGCCGTCAGCAGCACCAGAGGAGCCAGCCACTGAAGTCCCAGAAGAAACTCCAGAACCTGAAGCATAATTAAAATGAAAAAATCAAAGTTAAAAGAAATGATTAGAACTTCAATTCTTAAAGAAATGAATGTAGACATTGAAGATGAAAATTCAATGTATGATCCTTTAAGTGAAGAAGAAACCGAATTACCTAACCTTGATGGTATTAAAACAGGTGATGCTAAACAAGCAGCTAACTTCATTCGTAATAATGCTCAATTTAAAAAATTAATAGGAAATATTAATAACGCAAATGAAGTACCTGAATTCTTTTCAGTACTTTTAGGTTATATGCAAGATATTAAAGGAGTAAATAAACAAAACCTTAAAGGTTTAATAGACGCTAAATTCAAGTAATGGATATATTAGATAAATTTTTAAATCAAGTTTCGTATAAGTTCCCTAAAGGCTATCCTGATATGAATAGTCCTGAGGACGTTTTATTATTAAAAAGATTAGTAGAAGAGTATACTAAAGAAGAAGTTTCTTTAATTAAAGAAGGTTCTGAAGTATATGATACAACTATTAAAAAAGCATTAGGTGTTGATGAAGTACCTAGATCAAAAAACAAATATGAATTCCCAGGCAAAGGAGGATCTACTTTTTCTATCCAGGTAAAAGAAGATGATAAAGATGTTTGGGAGAAATTATATAATATAGCTCCACCTAAAAAAGGTGAAGAAGAAGGTGAAACTAAAGGTGTAGGTAATGGTGAAATTGCTTTATATTGGCTTTATAATTTTTCAAATAGTGGAGTAAATGTTGAAGAAGGTAGAGAAGGAGATGATCCTGATTTATACTTTGATGGAGTAGGTGTTGAGGTTAAAGCATATGGTAAACCTGTAATCCCTATAGGAAGATTTGGAGCTGACAAAGATAATTTAGCTCTTTTAAGTGTTGTTTTAGGTATTAACGCTTTAAGTAAAGCCTTAGGTGGAGGTGATTTAGCTAGAACTATTAATCCTACCAATTTTAAAGGTGAAGATTTAATTCCAGCCTTTGATCAAGTGTTAGAGTTAGAAAAAATAGATGATTTAGGTGGTTTAGCTGCTAAGTATCCTATTTTTAAAACATTAAAAGATAATCTTGATTATATAAATAAAGAATTAGATAATCCTGATACTTCTAAAGATGCAGCTATGGAAATGGTTTTTAAATTATTAGATGCTAAATTAGGTAGAAAACCAGGAGATGGAGGATTTTTTGTAGATTTAGATAAATCAGGAAAAGTAATATTTTATAGTATTGATTTAAATAAACTCAGAACCTCAGAAGATCTTTTAAGTAGTTTTTCAGCTAAACAAAGTGCTTTAGTACTTAATTTTGCTAAAATATTCGGATAATATTTATAACCATGAACCTTAAAAAAGTCATAACAGAAGCCCTTATAGCTAAAAAAGTAATTAGTGACTGTAACTGTGGTTGTAAAGCCTCAGAAAAATGTAATAAATCGCCTTTAATAAACGAAAACTTAGCCCCACGCGAAATATTGTCCGAGGGATTAGCTTACCATATAAACAAAAAGAAACCACTAACTGAAAATGTTTACCGTGCTGGTTCTGAAAATTATTTTAATTTATGGTCTGAAGCTAGAGCGTTATATGTTAGAGGAATACTTGATGCTCAAGGTGATGACTTAGAAATGTTAACTGAAACTCATATTGGTGAGTTTGGTATATTAGAAGATGGTACTAAAGTTCCTTTAGATTTTCCTATACAAGAAAATATAGATGTTAATTATATGGAACTTATCCATTTAATTAAAACAGCTGACAACCCTAGAAACTTATCCATTTATTACAATTCAGATCGTAATGTAGTTAATATAGGTGGAGTAGGATATGATAAAGGAGAATTAGTACAGAAGTTTAATTCAAAACCTGGACAATCCTCAAATATTAAAAATTTATTTTATAAAGCAAATCAGTTTGCTGAGGAAACAGTTGAAATGATTAATAGCATGAACGCTGGAGTTGAGGCAGAACTTAAATATGGATATGGTAATGAACCATTTGTTGTTTATAAAAAGGTAAATGCTTTAGATGAAATTAGTCTAAAATCAGCTGGTGTAAAGGATGCTATTGAAAAATTAAAAAATCATTTTAAAGATTTAGGTTTTCCAAGTTTAAAAGCAGCTATTGATTATATTAAAGATGGTTCAATTGCTGACTGGGAAGAAATTAGAGGTGAGTTAAGTGCTTTAAATGAAGAAAAAAATAAACCTTTAGGTAAACCAATGCGTGACTCATCTGGAGGCAAAGCATATAAAGTATATGTTAAAGACCCTAAAACTAAGAAAATTAAAACGGTTCGTTTCGGTTCAGGTGGATTAAAAGCAAAAATTAATAATCCTAAAGCACGTCAAGCTTTTGCTAAACGTCATAATTGTGCTCAAAAGAAAGATAAAACTAAAGCTTCTTATTGGAGCTGTCGTTTACCAAGATATGCTAAGCTGTTAGGATTAAAGTCTAACTTCTCAGGATTTTGGTAATGGATAATTTAAAAAACTTAGTTAAAGAAATACTCGCTGAAAAAAAAGTAAAGCGAGATAGATGTTTACGTATTGCTGACCGTAAATTTAAAAAACCATCAGCTTATAAATCAGGCGCTGTAGTTAGATGTCGTAGAGGAGATATCTGGAAAGGTATAAAATGATAAAATTAACTGACATAATTTTAGAAATGATTAAAGAAGACGAAAGTCTTCATAAATGGTTTAAACGCCAAGGAACTTCTGGTAAAGAAGGAGGATGGGTAGATTGTAATACTTGTAGAAAAGATAAAAAAACAGGTAGATTAAAATGTAAGGCATGTGGTAGAAAAAAAGGTGAAAAAAGAGCTAAATACCCATCTTGTCGCCCTACCCCATCTCAATGTAAATCAAAAGGTAAAGGTAAAACTTGGGGCAAAACAAAATGAGACCCTACAAAGATATAGAAGTCACTAATTCTTATGTTATAAGAGAATTTGATGAAAATATCGACCCTATAGAACTTTTATGGCATCGTGATAATGAAGATAGAATAGTTGAAGTTCTTGAAGCAGGAGAAGGATGGCAAATTCAATTAGATAATGATCTTCCTTGGGAACTAGAACCAAATATGTCAATATGTATATTAAGACATGAATGGCATCGTGTTTGGAAAGGAAAAGGAACACTTAAATTAAAAATACATAAAGACTGATTCATAGCCAGTCGCCCGTAAGGGATAAAAATTATGGTAGCTGTGGCACCCCCAAAAGAGGTGCCATTTTTAGTTTGGTTTTTTAAGTAAGGAATGATATATTAAAATGTTAAATATGGCAAAGAAAATTGTAATTGTAGGAGCAGGTGTAGCAGGTGTCAATGCTGCTACCAAATTAGTTGACAATGGTTATCCTGGAAAAGACATTACCATTATTGATATGGGTAATGATCCTTATAAAAGGAAACCTGAAGAAGTAATGACTGGCTTTTTGGGTGCTGGTGGTTGGAGTGATGGAAAACTTACTTACCATACAGCAATTGGAGGTCAATTGTCTAAGTATGTTGGTGAGAAAAAAGCAATGGCTTTAATGGATGAAGTAATTAATAACTTTAAACGTTTCCATCCCAAACCAGAGGAAGTACAATGTTCAAATCCAGACGCTGAACCAGATTTTATTAAACCATATTTTGGACTTCGTTTATTTCCGGTATGGCATGTTGGTACAGATTACCTACACGAAATTGGTAAAAATTGGTATGATTACTTAGTTAGTAAAGGTGTTAACTTTATTTGGAATGAAAAAGTATTTAAGATTGATTTTGAGTCTCGCCTAGTACATTTCACTTATAAAAATGAATTTAGTGAAGGTGCTATGGAATATGATGAATTAATCTTTGGAGTAGGTAAATCAGGTATTGACTTTGCTCAAGAATTACAAGATGAATACCATCTAGAAACAGAACCAAAATCAGTACAAATTGGAGTACGATTTGAGGCACCACAAAAACACTTCCAAAAACTAATTGATGTTAGTTATGACTTTAAATTGTATCGTAAGTTTGAAGATAAAGGAGTTTCACTTCGTTCATTCTGTACTAATAATAATGCCGCTTATGTTGCTGTAGAAAAAACTTATGGAGATAACAGTTATAACGGCCATGCTAAAAAAGATAAAGCATATCGTAATGACATGACTAACTTTGGTATATTGATGGAGATTAACGGTATTAGTAACCCATTTGAATGGTCACGTAATGTAGTTAATAAATGTCAAATTAAAGGTAAAGGTTTATATTATTCTCCAACTCGTACAGTATCACAAACATCTGAAGGTGCTGAAGTAGAAGCATTTCAAATTGGTTTAGAAGAATTGAATGATATTAGAAAAACATTTAAAGGTTATTTTGAATACATTGATGATTTTATTGAGGATATGAAGAAAGTATTCCCAACATTAGGAGATGATTGGGGCATTTATATTCCTGAAGTTAAATATTTGTCACCTGAGCCACTTGTTTATGATAGTGATTTAGCTTTAATTGATTATCCAAATGTTCACTTTGTAGGTGATGCTCTATCAGCTCGTGGTATTACAGTTTCTGGTGCTCAAGGTATTTTAGCAGTAGAAAAATTTACCAAACCAGTTGACCATTGGGCAGATGAATGGGACAACCACACCGGAGATATGGTACATTTTAGATAAGTTTGGAAAATTCAAAAAAAGATATTATATTAATAGCATGACAAAGTATCAACAAACTAAAAAACTTAAGAAAGCAGATGGAACTATTGCTTATGTTTTTGATGGTAAGTTACATAATTGGGAAGGACCAGCATTATTACCTGAAGGAGATAATCGTAAAAGAGAATATTATCTTCATGGAATAAAATATACTGAAGAAGGCTGGAAAGAAGCTCGTCGTAATCGTGAAGGTTTGCCTTGGTATAAAACAGCTATGGGTCAAGCAGGACAAAATAGAAACTAATATGAAAATAGGTTTATGTGGAACAATGAGTGTAGGTAAAACTACATTAGTAAATGCTTTAAAGGAATTACCTGAATTTAAAGATTATAATTTTGCTACTGAACGTTCAAAGTATTTGCGTGATTTAGGTATTCCATTAAACACTGATTCAACTGTTAAAGGTCAAATTGTATTTCTAGCTGAACGTGCTGCTGAATTAATGAATGAAAACATTATTACAGATAGAACTGTAATTGATGTTATGTCATTTACTAAAGCTGCTAAGTCAATTAATTATTATGAGGCTGAAGCGTTTTGTGGTTTAGCTAGAAATTTGTTACATGAATATGATTATTTGTTTTATGTTTCTCCTGTAGGAGTTGAAATGGAAGATAATGGTGTTAGAGAAACTGATTTAGAATATAGAAACTTAATTGATTTTACTATTGGTTTACATTTACAAAGAAATAAACATCGTATTAAAAATCTTACAACATTATCAGGTACTACTGAGGAACGTATTGAACAAATGAAAAAAACAATATTTGGGTAATATTTATGACCATGAAATTATCTGAGTTAAAATCTGAAATTAAAGAATATATTGTAGAAATTTTATCTGAAGAGGAAGATAGAGAACCTACAAAAGCAGAACTTGATGCTGAAAAAGTAAAAGGCGCACCTTCTAAGTTTAAAGTTACAAACTCTGAATTTGAAGATTTTAAAGAAAGACTAAAAAACTTAGTTAAAAAAATTAAAGCAATGGAAAAAGGAGAAGCCAAAGATAAAAAAATGGCTGCCCTAAAACAATTTATTAAGAAACCAGAATTAGTTAAAGCGTTTAAAGAAAGAGACGTTAAAATTGATACTGGTGGATTAGTAGGATAAAATGAAAAAATATATTTTACAAGGGGTTATTGTATGGGGAGCAATAGGTTTGCTATGGCTCCTTTTTATGTATAGCAATTCTAAAATCTCAGATAAAGAAAAAGAATATCAAGCTAAAATTGACTCCTTACAGATTGAAATAGGATTAAATAAAATTAAAATTGACTCTTTAACATCAGCCAAACTAGTTTTAGATTCAATGGTAGCAATTAATAAAGGCAAGTTAAATGAAGTTTCTAAAAAAGCAGAAACTTATAGAAAAAAATACAATGAAGAACATACTCGTATTTCTAATATGTCTAATGACAATATCATCAGCGAGTTCACAGCAGCTTTCGACTACGACTGATTCAACAGTTTTAGTTCCTGTTAGAGCTTTAAAAAATGCTATGTTAATGAAAGTGTCCTATAATAATTGTAGGAATGAAATTGAAGTGGCTAGAGACTCTATTCGTTTACAAGATAGTATTATTGTAGATCAAGAGTCAACTATTTTTAACTTAGTATCTCAAGTTGATATTTTTAAAGCTAATGAACAAAACTATGAAGAGGTAATGGGTTATAAAGATAGTATTATTGAAATTAAAAATAAAGAAATAGAACATTATAAAGGAAGCGCTAAGGCAGCTTGGTTAATTACTGGGTTAAATACTATTGTCTTCCTTATACTCTTAATATGAGTCAACCCGATTTAAAACAAATAATCAGAGAAGAATATGTAAGGTGTGTTCAAGACCCAGCACACTTTATGAGAAAATATTGTAATATTCAACACCCACAACGTGGTAGAGTATTATTTAATTTATATCCTTTTCAAGAAAAAACATTACGTTTATTTAGGGACCACCCATATTCAATTGTTTTAAAATCTAGACAGTTAGGTATTTCAACATTAGCCGCAGGTTACTCACTTTGGTTAATGTTATTTCATAAAGATAAAAATGTACTTTGTATAGCTACAAAGCAAGAAACTGCTCGTAACATGGTTACAAAGGTTAAGTTTATGTATGATAACTTACCTTCATGGTTAAAAATACCAGCAGATGAAAATAATAAATTATCATTACGACTAAGTAATGGTTCACAAATTAAAGCCACTTCCGCAAGTAGTGATGCCGGTCGATCAGAAGCCGTTTCATTACTGATAGTGGATGAGGCAGCATTTATTGATCAAATTGGAGAAATATGGGCATCAGCACAACAAACATTAGCCACGGGTGGTGGAGCAATAGTACTTTCAACACCGTATGGAACTGGAAATTGGTTTCACAAGACATGGGTGTCAGCGGAAGCAGCAGAAAACGACTTTTTACCTATCAAGCTCCCTTGGTATGTACATCCGGAAAGAAATGAGGATTGGAGAAAACGACAAGATGAATTACTAGGTGATCCTAGATTAGCAGCTCAAGAGTGTGACTGTGACTTTAGTACATCTGGTGAAACCGTTTTTTATCCTGAATGGATTGAATTTGTTAAAGAAACAACAGTTAAAGATCCTTTAGAAAGAAGAGGAACAGACCAAAATCTTTGGATATGGGAACCAGCAGATTATAGTAGAGACTATATGATAGTAGCTGACGTAGCCAGAGGTGATGGTAAAGACTCTTCTGCTTGTCATGTAATTGATATAGCAACTAATACACAAGTAGCTGAATATAAAGGACAATTACCACCTAAAGAATATGGTTATTTTCTTACAGGCTTAGCTACTGAATATAATAATGCTATGTTAGTGGTAGAAAATGCTTCAATTGGTTGGGCTACACTTGATGCGATTATTGAAAGAGGATATAGAAACTTATACCACTCACCTAAATCAGACCAATTAACAGCAGAATCTTATTTGAGAGTATTTGAAGGCAATTCAGATATGACTCCTGGGTTTACAATGTCTTTAAGAACAAGACCATTAGTTGTAAATAAGTTTAGAGAATATGTTGGTGATAGATCAGTAACAATCCGTTCAAAACGTTTGTTAGAGGAAATGAAAGTGTTTATTTGGAGAAATGGACGCCCAGAAGCTCAAACAGGATATAATGATGACTTGGTTATGTCATTTGGGATCGGTATGTTCCTACGAGACACGTCACTTAAATTTCAACAACATTCTCAAGACATGACAAGAGCAGCATTAGGTAATTTTTCAAAAGGAACTACTCCATTTAAAGGAGCGTATGGATCCAATAATGTAGCTAATCCTTACTCTATGCCAACTAGGGATGGAGAAGAAAACATTAATTGGCTTCTATAATATTTATAATATATTCTTATGGCAGATACTAGTTTATTTAAACGTTTACAACGACTATTTTCAACAGATGTTATCATTCGTAACACTGGAGGAAATGAATTAAAAGTTTTAGACGTAGATAGCATTCAAAGATCAGGTGATATAGCTACTAATTCCTTGTTAGATAGATACAACAGGATTTACTCACCTAACTCAACATCACTTTTTGGTCAACAGCTAAGTGTTAACTACCAATATCTTAGAACCTTTATTTATTCAGACTATGATGTAATGGATAATGACGCAATTATTGCTTCTGCTCTTGATATTATAGCTGAAGAGGCTACATTGAAAAATGAGATGGGAGAGGTATTACAAATTAGATCAAGTGATGATGATATTCAACAAATACTTTATAATTTGTTTTATGATGTATTAAACATTGAATTTAATCTTTGGTCTTGGATTCGTCAAATGTGTAAGTATGGAGACTTTTTCTTAAAATTAGAAATCGCTGAAAAATATGGAGTATTTAATGTTATTCCTTATCAAGCATATAACATTGAAAGACAAGAAAATTACGATCCAGAACACCCAAACGCTGTAAGATTTGTATACTCTCCAGATGGAAATATTGGAGGCAGTTCAGGATATTATGGTGTACCTGAAACACAGGCCCAAATTAAAGAACAAAATCAAATTGTTTTCCAAAACTATGAAATGGCTCACTTCCGTCTAATGACAGATGTTAACTATTTGCCTTATGGTAGAGCATATATTGAGCCTGCTCGTAGAATATATAAACAATATGCTTTAATGGAAGATGCTATGTTAATTCATAGAATCTCTCGTTCACCAGATAGACGTGTTTTCTATATTAACGTTGGTTCTATTCCACCAAATGAAGTAGAAAACTTCATGCAGAAAACTATCACCACTATGAAACGTACTCCATTAATGGATAATCAAACTGGTGAATATAACTTAAAATACAACATGCAAAACCTTATGGAAGATTTTTATATTCCAGTTAGAGGTAATGACCAATCAACTAAAATTGAAACACAACCTGGTTTAAATTATGATGGTATAGCAGACGTTACTTACTTAAGAGATAAATTATTTGCTGCCTTAAAGGTACCTAAAGCATATATGGGTTACGATGAAAACTTACAAGGTAAAGCAACATTAGCAGCTGAAGATATTCGTTTCGCTCGTACAATTGATAAAATCCAAAGAATTATATTATCTGAATTATACAAAATTGCTTTAGTTCATTTATATACTCAAGGTTATACAGCTGATAATTTAACTAATTTTGAATTATCCTTAACAACTCCTTCTATCATTTATGATCAAGAAAGAATTGCTTTAATGAATGAAAAAATGACATTAGCTACTTCTATGTTAGAAAGTAATTTAATTTCATCTGATTGGATTTATGAAAATATTTTCCACTTCAGCCAAGACCAATATGAGGAAATGAGAGACTTAATTGCTCAAGACCAAAAACGTAAGTTTAGGTTAGCTCAAATTGAAAATGAAGGAAATGACCCAACTGAAACAGGCAAATCATATGGTACACCACATGACTTAGCCTCATTATATGGTAGAGGAAGATACCAAGACAATTCAGATAATGTACCGGATGGTTATAATGAAAAAGCTACTTTAGGTAGACCTAAAGAAAAAGCTTCATTTATTGGTACACAAAATGATCCACTTGGTAAAGATAGATTAGGTAGAGACGCGGCCAAAAATGATGATCAAGAAGGTTATGGTAGGCCTAAAAAAGATGTTTCTCCGTTAGCTTTAGAAATAAAAGCGAAAAATAAAACATTATTAGAAATATTAGATAAAGAATTAGTATTTAATAAAGATAAAGAAAAAACTTCTTTATTAGATGAAAGTAGATTAAAGAAGTAAAAATCCTTATATATTTATAACAAAACCTCAAGAATGAATATTAAACATTCTAAGTATAAGAATACTGGCCTTTTATTTGAGCTTTTAGTAAGACAAATTACCGCTGACACTTTATCTGGTAAGGATTCTAAGGCAGCTGGTATTCTTAAAAAATACTTTGTAAAAACCGAATTAGGAAGAGAGTACAAATTATATGAAACTCTTTCCAAACATAAGAATATCACTGAAGGCAAAGCCGAAATTATTATTAATACCGTTGTTGAATCTTCTAAAGACCTTAACAGAGGCGCTTTAAAGAGACAAAAGTATAATTTAATTAGTGAAATTCAAAAACATTACAATTTAGAAGAATTTTTCAAAACTAAATTACCTAACTATAAAGTATTTGCTTCTTTATATACTTTATTAGAAATCTATAATAGTGAAAACTTATCTAATCCAGACCAAATTATAGATAACAAAATGTCTCTTTTAGAGCATTTAACTTCTAAAAACATTACTAAATCTAAAGTAGAAGATGATTTATTAGAAGAGTTTAAATCATATGATAAAGACTTAAGAATTTTAACTTACAAAGTAATGTTAGAAAAATTCAATGGTAAATATGAATCGTTGAATGATAATCAAAAAGTAGTTTTAAAAGAATTCATCAACTCAGTTGATTCAACTCCAAAATTAAGAGAATTTTACAACGGTAAAGTTGGAGAAATTAAAGAAGAAATAAATAAATTATCTAAAAAAGTCACTGATAAAGCTGTTCAGATTAAATTAAATGAAGTAGCTAACTTACTTTCTCCATTAAATAAAACAGCCAATGTTGGTAATAATGATTTAGTTAATTTGTTACAATACTTTGAATTGTTAGAAGAATTAACTACATTACATGGCTAAGTATAAGTACAAATTAAAAGAAGCAGACGGTGTAATTAAACCTAAAGACGTTGATCCTGAATTATTAGATAGGATTGAAAGACGTTATGGTAAAATTGACTATAAAAATGACTTCTTTAATGATACATTAAGTACTTACTTTAAAACAGTTGATGCTGACAGTGAAACAGGTCAAATAAATCATCAAATTATAAAATTAGCTAATTTCGGAGATGCTCTAAGAGAAATGTCTGAAGCAGTTAAAGCATTAACTGACTTGTCTAAGACAGCAGATGGTAAAGCAGATCCTACTTTAGCAGTATTAGCTCAAAATGCTAGAGATGTATTTAATAAATTTAGAACTCATATTAGAAAAGAGTATCCTGAACAGTATGTTCAAATTAAAAATTTATTAGATGAAATGAGTATGACAGGTACTGGTTCAGGATTTACATCAGGAACAGAAGGTGCTAATTATGCCACCAAATATGCTTTTGGTAAAAAAGTTAAAAAAATAGAAGAAGGTCCTGGAGCAGATTTAGGTCCTGGTCCTAAAGCAGGTCCTGAAGGTGTTGAAAATAACTTATATGTTACTGCTTTTAAATACAAATTAGTTGATAAAAATAAATTAAATAAAGCAGCTAAAGGTATTGAAGTTAAAAAACTTTGGGAGGATACAGATGTTGAATCTTATTTAAAAGATGCTAGTATAAATAAACCATCAAATCAAAAATGGGTTGGAGGTAGATTATTAGCATTTGATGAAATAGAAAGAAAATTAAATATTTTAGTTAAATTAATGCAACAAGCAAAACATAAAACTATGGATTACTACAAACAAAAACCAGATTCATTTGCAGTTGTATATGGAACAGATTTAGCTAAAGAATATTTAGACGATTTAATAGAATTATTTAAAGACTAATGGCTACAGTAAACGTATCAGTAACCCAAAGTAATGCTACAATAACGTCAACCGTTAGTGCTGGTACAACTTTAGATTTTGTTGTTGATAATCCATTATCTACTACAAGTTACTTTACCTTAGAAACTGTACCTAATAACGCTGGCCTTTATGACAGTAATGCACCTACCAATACATCAGGTTCATTTACGTTAGACGCGGATCAATTTGGTTTAATACAAAGTGATTATATAGCAGCAGTTGTAGTCCCTCCAGGAAACACAACTTTAACTTTTGTTCCTGCAGATGACATACCAGCAAATACTTTAAGATTAAGAGGAGTAGGAGCTGTTCCACCAATAGAAATATCTATCTAAAAACCATAATATTTATTAACATATGGCAACTTTACAACAACAATATAATTTAATTAAAGAAGGAAAAGGAGACAAAAATTTCTTCTTAAAACAAGCCATGAACCAATTTCCTGAGTTTGTGACAGTACATAATACATTTGATCAAACTGTATCTATCTTAAAAGGCAAAAGTATTATTTCTGAAAACTCAAATAAAGTAGCAGTCAATAATAGTAAAACTGCTCATGATTGGTTTAAAATTTTCGAAGCTGAAGTAAAAGCTAATAACAAAGAAACTGAAAAAGAATTAATTGACTTAGAAACTAAAAACTACGATTATAAAGATAAGAAAAATATTGATAATCTTTATGGTCAGTCTTTCTTGATAGGTTATTTAGCTGAAATGGGTGATCCTAAAAACGCTAAAAAAACAGTTGAAGAGTTAAAAGCTATTGTAGCTAAGAATATGGCTAAAGATGTTAACTATTATGCTAAAAATGGTATGTTTGGAGTTAAAGGAATTGGTTTAGAAATGTCTAATGAACCTAAAGCTCCTAAAGGAAAATTTAAAGCAAGTGGTTACGGTGACTTAGATAAGAAAAAATAATGAAACAAGTACTCATCGAAACTATTCCATTCCAGGTGTCCCCTATGCAGTTGCATGAGGGTATGAGAGCTCCTTCTGGTAACCCAATTGTAGAAGGTCCTTTAGCTACTGCTGAAGTTAAAAATGGTAATGGCAGATGGTACGATAGAGAGTTATGGGAAAGAGAAATTGACAAGTATCAAGAACTTATTAAA